TCCTTCTGGTATATCGTGTGTAAACATTACTCCAGAAAAGTTATGTTTGTTTAAGTTTGATGGATCTTTTGGATCTTCAGGGTTTCCCATTACTCCACCAAAATAATAAAATTTCATTCTGTTGCCTTAACATAATGATAGTCACACAAATCAACTATTCTTGTTTGAGAATTTGCCCAGATACGGGTACTTTCTTCTTCGCAAAACTCTTCTTCACAGATGAATAGATTAATGTTCTTTGTGCTTTTTAGTTGTATCATTACATTATTCTATCATAGTCTTCTGGCAGCAGGGTTTTTAACTTTTCAAATTCTGAAGAGATTTTTTTTAAAGCAAAGTCATGAGGGGCAAGCATGCCCTCAACTGATGACCCATACTCATTATAGTAGTCAATCTGCGGACCAACTTCATTAATAAATGAACTCAAACCAGCCTGCACTTCTTCTATATATTGATATGCCCAATCACGAGAATCTGAAACAAATTTCAAAAAATCCTCATTAGACTGATCTTTGTCTGTTTTGTTTGTGTTCCTTGTTAACTGCTGCAGCAATAAAGCCTCTAAGGTCTTAGCAATAATAACCTTGTTAGCCCTTTTTTGTAAAAGCAAAGTTAGAGAAGACAAGATACATATAAAAATTAACTCAATCATAATTCTTTACCACCTTCTCTTACTAATAGAACAATCGCTCCATTATCTTCTAGTGCTTTTTTAACACGGATCATATACTCTATTGCTTGCTTTTTCTTTTCAACTGTTTCAAGAGACATAAAGACTTTTTCTTTTGCTTTAACAGTTATGAATGTGTCATTATCTACTAACTCTAAAGAAAATCCTTCAGGACATCTAAGAGATCTGAATGCTCTTCTCATCTGATCTGTATACATATTACTCCATTGTTAGGGACTGCCATGTTATTCCCCAGTCTGTCTTTGTCTTATGGCTAGAAAACTCTTTTGATATTTCCCCATTTTCTAAGTATACTCCACCCCAAACTCCCCACTCTTTTCCAGAAACTCCTACAGAAAAACATTCTTTTCTTACAGGACACTTAGAACATAGCAAGTCTACGGCAGGCCTTAGTAATTCATCTTCTTCATACTTATCAAAGAATACATTTGTATCATAATCTAAGCATGCAGCATTATCTTTCCACTCATACTTATTCATATTACCTTACATACTTGTCAGGTATTTCCCATCCAGTTCTAGAAACGACAAAGATCTTTTTTAAGTGCCAAGCATTATTTTTTAATGCTCCCTGCTTTGATGTAAAGGCCTTATCCGACCTTGTCATCTCTACAACATCCCATCCATCCCAGGAAAGGTTGCTGTTGTTGGAAACAATTGCTTCCATTTTTTCAAGAGAACTGATTGATACCATTGTGTGTACTCCTTAGAAGTTATATACGTTTGTGTTTATGTTTTTTGATTTTGATAAATATCCTTCAAATCTTATCCAGAAAATGATGGCAAAAAACA